AGAAGATAAACCAACAATACAAACGAGAACAAGAGCAGAAGAGCTAGAACAAGATATAAGACCTTATTTATCATTAGTGACTCCAGAAAATGTTTTAGATTGGAATTTTAAAAGAGAAGTTAATGGAAAATATTATTTAGACTATCTTAAAATTAGAGAAGAAGTAGATAAAGATGGTGGTACTTATTTCAGATTATGGTTTCCAGATCGAATTGAAACAATATATGCAAAAGATGATAGATCGGATCCAATGACAATAGATACTGCCGATAACCAGATCGGACGAATACCAGCAGTTATTCTTTATAATTCTAAAAGCCATAAAAAAGGTTTAGGAATCTCCGATTTGGCTGATATTGCAGATCTTCAGAAATCTATCTATAACGAATTTTCAGAAATAGAACAATTAATCAGATTAACAAATCACCCATCATTAGTTAAGACTCCATCAGTAAATGCAAGCGCTGGAGCTGGTGCTGTGATTGAAATGCCTGAAGAAATGGAACCTAATTTAAAACCTTATCTATTACAACCATCAGGACAAAATTTACAAGGACTCATGCAATCTATAAATCACAAAGTAGATTCTATAAATAGAATTGCACACACAGGAGCAGTAAGAACAACTAAACAAGCAGTATCATCAGGAATAGCATTACAAACAGAATTTGAATTATTAAATGCAAGACTATCTGAAAAAGCAGATAATTTAGAAATAGCAGAAGAACAATTATTTAGGTGTTATGCTATGTTTCAAAATACAGTTTTTGATGGAGAAATAAATTATCCAGATTCATTTAATATTAGAGACTATGCTAGTGACTTAGCATATTTTCAACAGGCAAAAGCAATTAATATAGAATCGCCTACATTACAAAAAGAAATTGATAAAGAAATAGCTAGAGCAGTTGTAGATGATGACGAAAAGTTAAATATAATATTTGATGAAATAGAACAACAAAAAGAATTAGGACAATTTACTCAAGACGAAGTTCAACAGCCAGAAACAACTCAAGAAATAGAAGAGGAAGAAGTTTAATGAATGGCCAATATAGTAGAAAATTTAACTAATTATAGAATTAGATCCATAGAGATTGCAGAAGCAGAATATTACGAAACATTAATTAGAACATTAGATAAAATAGAAACTGATGTTGTTAATCTAGTAAATAAAAATCTTCCTAAAAGTGATGACTTCAAATTATTTAATTTAAGATCAGCTATTGCAGTCCAACCTTTGATAAGACAAACTTTAGAAAAAGAATATTTAAGATGGTCTGATACTGTCGTTAGAGATGGATTTAATAAACAAGCTAAAAGAATAGAAAGAGCATTTCGAGAAGTAGGCAACATACCTTTGAGATTTCAACAGCTTACTGAATCTGATTTAACATTAATACAAAATTTAAAAAGACAAACTTATACTCAATTCAAAGATGTATCGAATACATTTACAAGAAGATTATCAGAAAAAATTTATCAATATACTTTGATAGGGAGTGATCCTGTAGAATTAGAAGAAGAATTAAGAAGAACTATAAATGGAATATATGCATCTGCAAAAGATACAGAAGTAAACGAATTAGTAAAATCTATTAAAAGAGATGAAGTAAGATTAAGAAAATTAGATAAAAGAACATTACAAGGAAAAGCATTAAAGAACAAATTAGATAAGAATATTCAGACATTACAATCAAAATTTGCAAGAGATAGAGCTGGCGAGAACATGAAAAGATATGCTGGTCAGATATTAAACGATTCTTTAAGAGAATTTGATGCAACCCTTAATTTAGCTAAATCAAATGATGCTGGATTAACTCATGCAGTTTATCAAGGAAGTAATATACCAACAACAAGGGATTTCTGTAGGCTTGTAAGATCTGGAGCATATGATAAAAGAAATGGTGGACTTTTTACTGTTGATGAGGTCAGGAAACTTTGGCGAAGAAATTGGAAAGGTAAAAAACCAGGAGATCCATTTATCGTTAGAGGAGGATATAATTGTCGTCATCAATGGTCATTTGTCAATCCAGATTGGTACGACCAAGATGGAAATTTAATAATTGAATAGGAGAAAAAATGTCAGAAGACACTAAGGTTAATCAACCGCAAAATGATGCTCAAGCAGTTGAGGTAAAAGAAACAAAGACAGAAGAAAATAATACTAATCAACCACAATTCACTCAAGAAGATTTAGATAGAATAATTAAACAAAGACTTGAGGCAGAGAAAGCGAAAAATCAAAGAGCTTTAGATGAAGTAAAAGCTAAAGAAGCTGAAGCTTTAAAAGAAAAAGAAATTCAAGATGCTAAAACAAAAGCTGATCTTGAAAATCTTATGAAAGCTCGAATAGCAGAAAAAGATCAAGAATTATCAAAATGGAAAAATAAAGTTAAGACGATAAATGTTGATAATTCAATTCTTTCAATTGCCTCTAATAATAATGCTATCGCACCTAGTCAAGTCGTATCATTATTAAAAAATGAGGTTAATTATAATGATGATGGAAGAGTTGAAATACTTGATAATAATTCAAACATTCGCTATAATACTAAAGGAGAACTACTTACGATTGAGGAAAGAGTAAAAGAGTTTTTAGATGCTAACCCACATTTCCGAAAAGGGTCTTTAGCTGGGACAGGATCAACCAGTAGTGTCGAAGGGAAGACTGTAAAACCTTTTAATATTCAGGACTTAGATTTGAGCAAACCAGAGGATCGTAAACGATATGCTGAATATCGAAAACAACGTGATAGTGGTGCAGTTCAAATAAATTTAAACAATAAATAATAACGAAGGACAATTAAAATGGCTAATGAAACAACCAGCTCAACCTTGTCGGAATTGTACACAGAAATTGTGGCAGAAGCATTATTCGTAGCAAGTGAGCAATCAATAATGAGACCGTTAGTAAGAAACTATGCGGTATCAGGTGGAGGTAAATCAGTAGAGGTACCCATTTATGGAACAGTATCAGCTTCAGCAGTAAACGAAGCGACTGATTTAGCTAACACAGAAGTGAATCCAACTTCAGTTACAATAACTGCAAGTGAAAATGGAATCATGACAACATTAACAGATCTAGCAAGAAATGCAGCACCAAGAAATGTTGCAGCAGATATTGGAAAATTATTCGGAGAAGCAATTGCTAAGAAACAAGACTTAGACTTAACAGCTTTATTTGATGGTTTTTCAAATGTAGTTGGATCAACTGCGGCGGCTGTAACAGTCGAGCATTTCTTTCAAGCTTTAGCAACATTAAGAAGAAACAATGTTCCTTTAGCTGATGTTGTTGCAGTGTTCCACCCAGATATTGCTTATGATTTGAAAAAAGGTATCACAAATACATTTGCAACTTCTGGAAACGTATCTGATCTAGCGAACGAAGCTTTAAGAAATGGCTTTATCGGTAGTTTAGGTGGAATCAGAATCTTTGAAACTTCAAACATCGCTAATACAGGAAATGCTGGAGACTATAAATCAGCAATGTTCCATAGAGATGCTTTAGGTATGGCTATGATGCAAGACCTAAAAATTGAAACTCAAAGAGATGCTTCTTTAAGAGCAGATGAGATTGTAGCAACAGCAGTATATGGTGTAGGTGAACTTCACGATACTTATGGTGTTGAAATCGCAGGTGACTCTAGTATAGTAAGCTAATAATCATTTTCTTATGGGGGAGAAATCCCCCATAGGGCAAAGGAGTTTATATGAATATTGAATTAACAAATGGAAAAAAGATTATTGTTAGAAGCAAACAACAATACGAAGCTAATATAGAATCATTTAAAAGAAGAGGATTTATTCCTGTATCTGAAACAAAAAAAGAATCGAAAAAATCAAAATTATCAGACATTGTAGATAAAGTTGTACAACTTAAACCAAAGAAGAAAAAGAATGTTAAAAAAACTAAAAAGAAAAATTAAGAAAATTATAGATTGGTTTATAGGTAAATGCTATGGCTAATTTTACAGGATTGAATGTAGTAGATGCTGGCGAAATATCAAAGTATCAACCAGATACATTTAACTTTGGTATAGGATCAGGAGATTCAAAAGTAACTCATTTTTTATCAGAAACAAATTCAGATATATTAAGAAACTTAAGAGCTGAATGGTGGCCTACTTATAAAATGAATGTATTCACAGATATAACAATTCTTAATACTGTTGAAATGGATAATACGAAAATAAATTTAGATCAGTTTAAAAGAGCTGGAGTATATTTATTTTTAGGAAGATTTTTTTTACCAGCACTTACAAAATTTAGACCAGAAGCAGATAAAGATAGATTTGAAAGAATGGCTGAATATTATATGGGAGAATATAACAAAGAATGGCGAATGATTCTAGAAGATGGAGTCGAATATGACGAAGACGATAGTAATACTATTACAAAATCTGAAAGAGAACCTTTGCATGGCTTTAGAAGATTAACTAGATAATGGCTTTAGATTTAAAAATAAAATCTAATGTTAGAAATGTTCAAGCTAGATATGTTAAGTTTGCACATAAGATTCCACCTATTATAACTAAAGGTATCAAACAAGCTGGCGAACAATTAAAAACAATAATCGTAAAAAGAACTGAATCAGGTAAGAATGTAAATATGATCT